CTTCAGCAAAGAGGTAAAGAACTTGCAAGCATTGAGAGCCGAAATATGCCGGATACCTAAGAAAGTAAACGGCAACGGTAATGGCAAGTTTCAGATCATGAGTAAGATTGATATGAAGAGGCTGCTTGAGATAGACAGCCCAAACATGGCAGACGCTGTGATGATGTCTTTCGCAGTTTCTGATAAAATAGTGAGCATGCCTACATTTATTCCACCCGTAATCAAGCCAATGGGTCAGCGAAATGGAATTACAAGAAGTCAAAGATCTCGTTGATACCGCTGATTACAGCACCAGCGCAACAAGGGAAGAAGCCAGTGACATGCTGGTCTTTGGCCGCATCACACAGTGGGGCGATGAGCTAGCCAACAGCGTACAGGTAGAGTTTCGAGGCCAGTTCGACTACATCAAGCCAAAGCGTAACCGCATCCTGAAAGACTTGTACGCAAACCCTATTGATATCACGTTCAAAGCAACTGATGGTGCCAGCACTGAGTCTGCAGAAACTCTCACGGGCATGTTCCGTCGTGATATGCAGCGGGCGCAAGAGTCTAATCAGACCATGCAGAAAGACCAAGTCGATTGCGGCATGGGATCGTTTCGCTTTATTACCGAGTATGAATCTAATTTTGACGACATGAACAACCGTCAAGTTATTAGGGCGTCGCCAATCAATGAATCAAACAACGTTGTTTATTGGGATCCTAACTGCAAGACGCAAGACAAGTCAGACGCTCGCTGGTGCTGCATTATCCACACCTACACTGAGGACGGCTGGGAGCGTTTTGTAGATGAAATGGGCATCACGGATGATGCCGCTAAAGACCCGATGCCATTTAAACAGGCCAATGAATCACAGGCATACTTCTGGCGCGGTAGTCAGAATGAGATAAAGATTGGCGAGTTCTATTATAAGGAAGCAAAACGCGAGCGCGTGCTGATGTATGAAGACCCGCTTGGCCAAGTTAAGGCTGTGTATCAGAAAGACGTGAAAGATGTAATTGACGACATGGAAGCCTCCGGCTTTATAAAGATTGGCCAGAAAATGAAGGAACGGTGGGTAGTTAAGAAAGGATTGGTTACCGGCGACCGCATCATTAAGGTAGATGGCAAAGAATGGACCCGCATCCCAGGCGAGCACATCCCAGTTATCTCTGCTTATGGCGACTGGTCACTGGTTGAGGGCCGAGAGATTTGGCGCGGCATCTATCACGACGCCCAGGACCAGCAGCGTCTGATTAACTTCACTCTGTCTTACTTTGCTGACACGGTAGCTCAAGGCGCCAGAGAAAAGCCCGTCATGGACCCGGGCCAGATCCAAGGCTTTGAGTACATGTGGACGCAATCAGGCGCCGAGGATAACTACCCGTACCGGCTGATGAATACCAAGTCCCCAACGGGCGAGCCTTATCCACCGATACAGTACATTAAGCCACCCGATGTACCTACTAACGTCATCGGCTTGCTGCAGGCTATGCGCCAGTCACTGGACGACGTAACCGGTGGCCAGATGGGCCAGCCTGACATGATGAATGCGGGCGTGACTGAAGGCCAGATCCAACAGTCAATGAAGAGCCTTGAAAACGAGGCGTACATTTACCAGAACAGCTACGCGCTGGCTAAGAAGCAATCAGCACGCGTTTACGCAAGCATGGCTGCCGAGCTATACGACATGCCGCGTGAGGTCACCACCACGCAACAAGACGGCACTGAAGCCACTGTTATGATGATGGAAGCAATATTTGACGAAGAGACTGGCGAAGAAGTTGTATTGAACGACATTAGCAAAGGAAAGTTTGAAGTCTACGCAGACGTAGGCCCATCGTTCCAGTCTCAGAAAGACGAGGCCCGCGCAAGGCTTGAGGTGTTGTACAAAGAGACTGCCGGCACGGACATTGGTGAGCTTGCATTGCTAACTTACATGTCAGTTATCGAGGGCCCAGGCATGGATCACCTGCGCAAGTACGCACGTAACAAGCTTGTCCTGCAAGGGATTATGGACCCGGAGACTGACGAAGAAGAGCAGATGGTTGCCGAGGCACAACAGCAGCAAGGCGAACAACAGCCAGACGCTAACATGATGCTAGCAATGGCAGAGCAGGCAAAGGCTGATGCAAGCATGGCCAAGGTTCAGATAGACGCACAGGATGATCAGGCGCGTGGGCAGATTGACGCATACAAAGCCGAGACACAGAGACTGGAAGCGGTAGCAAAGGCACGTAAGGCGGGCGTAGAGGCTAACAAGATTGGCATGGAGATACGCGGCACTGAGCTGGACAACTTGCAGAAGTTGCAGCAAGCGTTTATGCCTAGGGGAATGCGGGAGAGTTAAGCCTCGGCATTGCAAGGTTTATTTTGTTATAAGCATATCATCGGTTATACTATTTACATTAGCGAGCAGGGCGCATCCCCTGATCTGAGCGCGGCAGTCTACCGCGGCACGCACTTAAGGCGGCAAACTTATGTCACTGGTCGATTTAGCAGCGCAAGCAGAAGAGGAAGAAATCAAGCAACCGGAAGTCGAAGAGGAAACCTTTGAACTGGATGACCCTGAAGTAGCAGAAGGCGAAGAAGGCGAAGAAGGCGAGGCACCGGAAGCTGATGATGAAAACTTTGAGCTTGAGCTTGAGGGCAAACCAGAGCCCAACCGGCAGAAATATGACCCAGTAGAAGTCCTTGAGCACAGGCTAGGACGCGAGCGAAAGAAGCGGCAAGCGGCTAAGACTGAGACCGAAGAGCTGCGAGCAGAAATTGAACAGCTCAAGCAATCGCTATCAGGAGGCCAGAAGCAGCAACTGGCACCACAACCGCAGAGTAACGTGGCCGAACCATCAATTCCAGACTTGTACGATACTGGCATTGATGGCGATAGGGCTAAGTTTGACCAGGCAATGAAACGCTGGTATCGAGACTTTAGCGCTTATGAAAGCCGTGGATCGCAAGCAGCCAAGCAGCAAGACGATTACACCGCACAAACCAGAGCGCGCACCAAAGCTCTTGCGGAACGGGCAGCCAAGTTTAGCAAGGATCACAAGGTCAGCGTTGATCGCGTAGCTGACGCCTTGGACTTGGCAACCACTGAGATTGACGAAGCAACCGGCATTGAAGGTTCTTTGGCGTTCTTATTGGAATCTGTCGGAGAAGGTAGCGAGCGCGTGGGCTACCACATCGGTACTGATAAAGGCAAAGATGAGCTCGACCGGATCAAAGGCTTGCTGTCGAAAGACAAAACAGGCATGAGCGCAGCCACTTACATGGCGCGCATGGTCAGCCGACTCACGCCGAAATACTCGAAACAGATCAGCAAGGCTCCAGATCCTGACCAGCCTTTAAAGGGTGACGGCAGCACGCCTTCCAGTCGCAAATTACAGGAAGCTTATGATAAGGCTTCTGAGACAAGCAACATGGAGCGTATGCGGGAACTCAAAAGAAAGGCTGAGCAGCTTGGGGTTAAGCTAAAGTGAAGGGAATACTGTAATGGCTAACCAAACGGCTAAGAATATCCTGGCGTTTTACGACGAAGCAAGTAAGCAGCTAAGCACCAACAACACCTTTGCTGACAAGATGGACCTATCATCTATCTCAGGCGTGGACATGCAGAACTCCAACAACGTCTATTGGAAGACTGTAGAGCAACAGGCGCCTGTGATTGGCGGCTTTGATTTGTCCGGCGTAACGCCTGGCAATATCATCGCGCAAACCTACCCGCTGAACGTAGGTGTGCCGCGTAACGATTACTTCACTCTGCGCACTGAAGAGCTGCGCGATACTCGCTTCATGAAAGATCGCGCCAAGGCAGGTGCAAACCGCCTTAGTTCAGATTGGAATAAGCGCGCCGCTGAACTGGCATCAACCACCGGCTCAATGTATTACGAGTCTGCCTCCACCGGTTACGACTTTGTAGCCGAAGCCCGCACCATGATGACTGAGCGCCAGTTAAACGCAGACACCGGTTCAAGCTTTTTCCTGACACCGCGTAACAACCAGATTATGGGCAGCGACCTTGCTTCACGCTCACTTTTCCCCAACAACCGTTCTGACAAGGTTTACAGCACAGGCATGATTGGCGAGCAGGTAGCCGGCTTCGGTCTGTTTGAGGCGCCCACATACGGCATTCAGGCAGCTGCGGTTAACGCAACCACTACCACAGTTAATGGCAACGTAACCGAAGTTCCTGAATCGTTTGTTACCGTGTCTGGTTCAATTCAGAACGTTGACTATCGCCCTGGCACAGTATCGCTAACCTCAGCAGCAAACTTCCGGGTAGGGGATGTCGTTACTTTTGCAGGTGTTAACTCTGTTGGCTTAGCTGACAAGACTGACACCGGCCAGCTGATGACCTTTAAGATCATTGAGGTCAACACTAACGACATCGTTGTGTACCCGAAGCCCATTGCAGCCAACCAGGCTGGCATCACAACCTCACAGGCAGCGTATGCCAACATTTCAACGGCTATCATGAATACCATGGTAGTCAGCAAGGTGAACGTGGCAGGCGGCCAGTCAAACAGCTTTTGGGCTAATGACTCCATGTGCTTCGTAAACGCTGACGGTAACCTGAATGCGCTGAATGACTTTGACGGCATGAAAGTCGATAGTCAGACCCTGGACAACGGTATCAAGCTGTACATTGCGTATGATGCTCGGCTGGATACGTTGAATTGTAGAGTTAGGTTGTTCACCTGGGGAGGCTTGGTCAACAAAGATCCTTCACGCAATGGAAATGCTGTTTTCGCGCCCTAAGCGGCGGTAAGTTAACGGAATAACTGGCCCCTCACATAGAGGGGCTTTCTTTATCCTGTAAATCCATACTCCCCGTGAATTTCTGCGCTAGATTTGCGGTATGCAACACCTTATCTTAAGTCCCGCGCAGTTAATTTTGTTATAACCATTGCACCGGTTATATTTTAGCCTCCTTCAATCCAAGGGAATCCCATGATCTACCTATACACCACCGAACCAGACGAACTTTGCCACAAGGTGAGTGAAGGAATCTATGGGCGCCCTGTGAACACCTCTGCCCAACCTGGCCTGCGTAAGCTAGGATGGGTTTCCGATCCCGCAACCTTAAAGGTAGAAAGCCATGTACGGAATGAAAGGAAAACCAGCGAAGAAGCCAGCGAAAAAGGGCAAGAAGAAGCCCATGATGAAGTAACAGACTTGGCAGTATGGTCTGCGGCTTATAACCAGAAGTTTGGCCGCAGGCCGCATCACCGCATGAAAGTTGATACCATCCGGCGTGAGGTCGAGGAATCATGACTAAAGCAGAATTGGCCGATCGTATTTTAAGAGCTATCGGCGTTAACACCCGCACCAGCTCTGCAAATCCCGCTGAGATACAAGACACCTTAAAGATGGCAGAAGACTGGCTGCTATCTAACAACGCCGTTGGCCGTCGCTTGGGCTACATCGTGTCGGACGGAGATCCAGACCCCGCCGAAGAGACTGGCCTGCCTGACTGGTCAATCTTGGGCATCACATACTCCGTTGCTGAAATGGCCTGCACTTACTTTCAGACAGATTACACGGCAAGCATGGCTCGCCTGGCTATGGCCGGCATGCAGACCATTACAAACCGAACTGTAGAGATCCAGAGTGTTCAGTATCCAAGCAGGTTCCCGCGCGGCGCTGGAAATAACACAACCTACGGGCCAAAGTTCTACCATCCTGCCAACCGCGTTGTCACGCATCAAGACTTCCTAACCGATGAGGGTGACAGCCCTGTAACCACAAGTTCGGGTGATTCCTATGATTCATAGGGGCGCACAATGAAGCTGCCGCTGATTAAAGGCACGCGCATTGATTCTAACGCAGAATGGCGTGATTCTTTGCCGCGTAATATGACAGGTTTTTATCAGGCTGTTGGATCATGGACGGGCTACCTGCGCACCACTGACGGGCTAAAAACGTTTGCCACAGGCTTTGGTAAAGATCGAGGTGGCATCTGGTCAGATCGCTTTAAAGAGCACTACCGGTTGTCCGGATCTGTCTTTATGACGCTTGACGAGTTTGGCGTTGCAACCGATGTTAGCGGCGGGACAACTGTGCCAGGCTCTAACCCTGCCCGCATGAGCAACAGCTTTAACTCAGTTGCCTTTGTGGCTAATGGCGAATACTACCGCTATGCGTCCGACACCCTGACATTAATCGCTAGACCTGAAGGCGCTGAACCTTTTATTGATATGTGCTACATCGATGGCTATTACATCTTTGCTGACAGCGAAAACCTTTGGAACACTACGCTAGCTAACGAAGCAGTTTTTAACGCCAATGAACGTGCCGGTTCAGACTTTGCGCCAGATGACATCGTAGGCGTAGGCAAGTCGTCAGACAATAAGCTTATGGTGTTTAACCGGTATACCACAGAGCGGTTCTATAACAACGCCGGGGCATTGTTTCCTTTTGCCCGTATACCTAACGCCGCCATTCCTATTGGCATTGTTGGAACGACCGCTAAAGCGGCCATAGGCGACGGGCAATGGATAGTGTTTGGCGGCTCAAAAGAATACAGTCCATCTTTCTACTTAATGACCAATTCTTACCAAGGAATTAGCACAAAAGAAATTGATTCAATAATTGATACTTACTCAGATTTTGACCTTGCTAAAATAGAAATTGAATATCGTGACACACGGGACCAAGGGCTGGTTATCTGCTATTTACCCAGAGATGTGCTTGTTTTTGACGTAACGTTAAGCCGTCAGCTACAAGAAAACATTTGGTACACATGGGACAGCAACTCTGTAGCGTATCGCGCAATTCACGGAGTATATGACCCGCGCAACATAAGCGCCTCTGCCTCAGGCTGGATATACGGCGACAGGCAAGACGCAACGATAGGTCGATTAGATCAATCTGTTTCGACACAGTACGGTGAAGAGATTGAATGGGAATGCGAGACTCCCTTAGTTCGAGTTGGCGGAATCGTGAAAGTGGTGGAGGTTGTTGCTGCGCCAGGCCACTCTTCTATAAACGATGATGTGGTCTATCTGTCCACAACCAAAGACGGCGCGCTATATGGCCCTGAAGTTCTGCTAGCACGTGGCAACATAGGCGATTACCAGCACAGAACCATTGAAAGGCGCCTAGGGGATTACCCTTGCTGGATGGGGGTTAGGTTGCGCGGGTACTCTAAAGGCGTCTACAGCGTAACGGGGCTAGAAATTAATGAGATCTGACAATTTAGTAAGCTACGGCGATTTAGAGCGCATTGGTTGGCCAAACTTCCTGATAGAGGACTATCTAGGCAGGGTGCGCGAGTTAACGCCACAGAGAGGCGCTGACACTGACCCTAATGGCATTTACTCGGCAAACGTGAATGGCATGTACGTTGACACAGCAACGCCGGCATTGTGGTTCAACCCTGCGCCTGGGGAGTTTACAGGATGGATAGTACTTTAGCCTTTACGCCATACTCTGGCGACCTTATTGGCTTGCCCGTTAACAAGAATCATCTGGTATTCCGATGGAATAAACCTAATTGCAAAATCCTGTTTTCAGTATCACGACGGGGCAGTGCTGCATCTTGCCACTTCGCAAGTAATAAACCTGGCCTGCGTTATATCAAACAAGCCATCGCCGCATTTGTTCAATTTGTGTTCTGGATATTTGATTGGTGTATAATGGTTATAGCGCAAGTTAACACCCCAAGCGTAGGTAGATTAATTGAAAAGCTAGGGTTTGAGGCATTTGCAGATTGCGAGGAAGGCACACTATACATGAGGCAAAATCATGAGCTTTGTTAAAGATACGTTTAATGCAATAACAGGGCGTGGCGCTCAAAAAGCATCACAGCAAGCTGCAGGCACTCAAGCTCAGGCGCAACAAAACGCCTTAAACTATATTCGCGAAACTGAACAGCTTCCGCAACAGTTTAGGCAGAATGCAATTAGTCAGCTGGGCGGCTTGTTCGGCTTGCAAGGTGGCGACCCTAACGCTCAACAAAACGTGCAGAATAGCCCGATTTTTCAAGCAACACTTGGACAGATCCCTCAACAGGAAGAAGCCATTCTTCGTAATCAATCCGCTACCGGCGCACTACGCACGGGCGGAACTGAAATGATGCTTGCCGATAACCAGCGAACAAATGAATTAAGCGCCTATCAAAACACACTGGGCGGCTTACAAGGCTTGGCGAGCATCCCATCCAACACCAATCAGGTTGCAGGCGGTATGGCTGGCATTGGTCAAACTCTGGCGCAAGGGCAAGTTGCAGGCGCTAACGCAAGACAGCAAGGAATCGGCAATACAATTGGCCTTGGCCTGAATGCGCTTTCATTAGCCGGATTCTCAGACATTCGCTTAAAAGACAACATTTCACACGTAGGCGAGCGCTATGGTCAAAGCTGGTTTACATGGGATTGGAACGACACAGCCCGCGTTCTGGGCCTATCTGGAAGCTCTGAAGGCGTTATTGCCGACCTGGTTAAAACTATGCGCCCCGACCTTATTGGCGAGCGTGACGGCTACCTTACTGTCAACTACAAAGCACTAGGAGCGTCGTAATGGCTAACCCTTTTACAGTTCAGCCCCTTGGCGGAATACAGGGCATTAACCAGATCAACCAAGGCATGCAGAATATTTCCAACACCTCGCAGGCCAATCAAGCAGAAGAGCAGCGACGAGCAGTAATGAGCCAAGCGCAAGATGTGTTAAGCCGTGGCGATCCACAAGAGATTGCACAGTTTTCTTTGCAAAACCCTGACATTGGGCGGCAAATACAAGGGTCAGTTCAGTTCAAGAACGACGCTACTAGGCAAAACATGATGCAGGGTATGCAGCAAATAATCGCGGGCGGCAATCCTGAGCAAATACTCAATCAGCGTGCGCAATTTGTTGAGTCGCAAGGTGGTGACGCTACACAGACGCGTCAAGAGATTGAGGTTTTGCGAGCAGATCCTGAAGGTTACATTCGGCAGGTCGAGAATTCCTACGCGCTTATGGACCCTGAAGGCTTTACCGCATTTAGAGAAGCAAGAGGAGGCCCTGGGGGCCCTGACTTTGGCAAGGTGCAACCCGGTGACTTTACGCCGGCATCTTTGCAGACTTACGGGCAAAGCGGTGACTTTAACGACCTTGTGCGATACGAGTCATCTAAATCCGTAAACATTGGCGGGGTGCCACACGTATTTGATCCTTCTCGCGGTCAGTTTGTGCCTGCGTCAGTATCGGGCGGGGGCATGTCGTCGCCTGTTACAGCACAAACGGTTGCAGGCAGCGAGGCGACAATTGCAGGCGCTACAGAGGGCGCAAGACTTGGCGCTCAGTTACAGATAAAACCCGCCGTAGAGGCTGCTGTAACAACTGCAAGAGCTACCGCTCAAAATCAAGCAGCCGCAGCAAGCCCGGAAGCACAGCAAGCAGAGAGGGTAAAAATTGCAAACGCAGACGATACAATCTCGCAAGTAGATAATTTAATTGGGAACGATGACTTCCTTAATTCTTTAACGGGCGTTCGTGGGAAGCTTATTCCTATACCGGGCACGCCAGGCTTTGACGCAGATGTTGCGTTCAATCAGTTTAAAGACAGCCTGACACTTGAAAACCTAAGCAAAATGACCGGCATACTGACTGACAGGGATATACAGCTGTTAAGCAGCGCTGCCAGTGGTTTAGAGCGCGGCATGTCAAGAACGGCCATGGACTCACGCCTTAAAACTATTCGGGGCGTGTTGTCGGGCAAGTCTGCAGACGCAAGAGCCAAGTTAGAAAAAATGACAGGCGGATCTAGCCAGCAAAGTGCCGGCATAATGAATATGTCTAACAATCAGCTTCAGTCTCTAAACCCTGCCGATCTTTCAGACGAAGAATTACAGCAAGCTGCTGACAGGTTTAACCAGCTAGGGGGTCAGTAATGGCAAACCCGTTTGAGCAAGAAGCTCAAAAAAGAAGCAGTGCAAATCCTTTTGCATCCGAAATGCAGAAGCGACAACAACCGGCACAAGCGCAGGCGCCAAGGGCTGATATGGCCGCTGCCAGAAAGCAAGCCATGGACGAGGTTGCCGGGGAGGTTGGCGGACTTGAAGCATTCTTGATTGGCGCCGGCAAAGGCTTCACGGATGTTGGTCGCGGCCTTGGCTTGGTAGATGAAGAATCCGAATCTGACGCGCAAGCGATGGGGGCATTACGTGAGCAAAGACCATTCACAACCGGAGGCGGAGAAATACTCGGGCAAGCCGCACCCTTCGTCCCTGCTGGACTCGCTGCCGGGGCAATACCTGCTATTGGTGGTCGTATTCTTGCTGGCGCTGGACTCGGCGGTGCTGAGGGCGCTGTACTCGCTTCTGGAACGGGTCAAGACGTATTGGAAGGTTCGGGGGTGGGTACTGCTATCGGCGGTGCTGCTGAGGCTCTTTTCCCTGTCATTGGTCGCCTTGGCCGTTCGCTATATCGCAAAGTAACCGGCTCTTTACCAGCTGGCGCGCTAATTGACGATGTTGGGCGGCCAATGCCCGCCTTACAATCCGCGTTAGATGAAGCCGGCATGACCTTTGACGATTTGACGGCAGACGCCCAAACACTACTTCGTGATGCGCGGCCAGGCACTGATCCGAATCAACTTGCTAGGGCGGCGAGGTTTAACAGCGAAGGCGTGCCAATTAGCCGCGGCGAACTAATGCAGGAAGGCGGATTTGAGCAGCGAGCTTTAGAAAACCGGCTCCTAGAATCTACCGCTGACCCGCAGGCAGAAAGGTTTAGGCAGTTTAAGTTGCAGCAAAGTCAGTCTATTCGAAACGCGCTTGAAACCTCAGTTAACACACGACAGCTTTCAGAGGATACTGGCAATTTGATCAAAGAGTCATTGGCTGGCAGGAAAAAGCTTCTACGCACACAGAAAAATCAGCTTTACTCTGAAGCGCTTGAGGCAGCTAAAGAATCGGGAGGAATCCCTATATTCCCCGGCAGCATTCGTGAAGCAATGCCTGACGCAGACACATTAGAAGATTTGGCGATTACTGCGCCCGCTGCCATTGATTCTTTAACAAAGCTTAGTACTAAATACGGGCTAATTGATCCAACTGATGCAATGCTTGAGGCTGGCTTTAAACAAACCCCCATCACCCTTGAAAACTTTGAGCGAGTGCGCAAATCGTTAAATGCCATTGAGCGCGGGGACCAGACTGGCGCGGCTAGTGTAGCTATTCGTCCGCTAATTGAAGCGCTTGATGACGAAGTAATGAATCTTGCCGAAACAGCTACCGGCCTCGGCTTATCTGAACGGGTGATTACACCTCTCAAGAATGCCCGCGCCGTTGTGCGAGAAATGAAAACAGAATTTAACCCAAAGGCATTGGCCGGCCAGCTTATTGACGTTAAACGCAACAGCTCTGAGCCTGTCATATTCGGAAGTAAGGTTTACGACAAGCTAACCAGCAAGGCTCAACCGGTTGAGAATGTGCGTCGCGTTATGGACAGCTTAAGGCAGTCTGGTGAGCAGGGCAGCCAAGCTATAGCGGATATGCAAGCCACAACAATGCTTGACTTGATAAACTCAGGGTTTAGCACGCAGTCGCGGCAAGTTGACGGCATTCAGGTGTTTAACCCAATAAAATTTAAAAAGCGCTTACAGGATATTGGCGACGGGAAGCTAGCGGCAATATTCCAAACAAGCCCCACAACGCTTGCTAGGCTTAAAAATATTGACCGCATTGCCGGGGATCTTGTCTCGCCTGCAGGCGCAGTTCCAAAGGGCTCTGCAAGTGTTATTCTTGACCTTATGAATCGGGTAGGCATTACGGCTATAACTTCTAAGGTGCCAGGAGCTGGCTTGTTTGTTGAGCAGATCCAGCGGCTAGCCGAAGGCGGCGCAAACAGACGTGCCGTAACCGAGGCAATAAACGCAAGCCCTCAATCTCGGCAAGTTGCCTATCGTCTTGACAGAGAGTTCCCCGGCATTGCCGCTGCGCTAGGAATATCGGCGCTTTCCGTAGAATCTAACCAGGCGAGACAAGATGACACCAATCCAGACCAATAAAACCGTATTCTTTGACAGAGAAGGCTTGGCGCTTAACGGATCAATATACATCGGTCAGCCTGGGCAAGATCCGCGCACAAACGCCAAAACGGTTACATTCAGAGATTCAGGCGGCGTAGAGTTTACAGCCTCACAGAACGGCGGCTTAAAGGTCTTGCTGGGTCGCATTGTGTACAACGGAAAACCCATTGTGTCACTGGTTAATGGCAGTTATTCAATGCTAATCTTTGACTCTTCCGGCCAGCAAGTTGATTACTCTAGGCTTATTGAGCCTGAATTAAACGGTTCGCTTGCTGGCTTCTCTGAAATTATTCGTGTTGGCCTTACCTTGCCTAACGTCAAGTCATTTAATGTATCTGTAGGCGACCCTGTGAGGAATGTTGGCCAATTTACGGCCACGGACGGGCTAGGAAAAGACTGGCTAGCAGTGTCTGCCACGGGGTCGCCTGGGGATGACGTTTCTCTTATTGACTTTGATAATGGCTTGCAGGGTAAAAGCTATCAAATTTATCCTTACTATAAAGAAGAATCCGCAACGCTTGATGGAAATTTTACAGGAACCCCATCTGTTAAAGCTGCAAGAATAGGAAGCCAAGTAACTATAACCTCTCAAGGCGTATTATTGCATTCGTCATTATCACAACCCTCTACATCTGAAAGCCCTATTCCTGTGTGGGCAAGACCGGCAACCGACATACGCAACGTTTATAATTTATCATCATCCATTTCTAGGTATGTCGAGATTACTACAGATGGCAAGCTAAAATTAGAGTATAGCAACACCTCTACCGGGGCATTGTCGGCTCAGTCAAGCTCTGGCCTCCCTGTCTCAATCAGCTACAACGTATTTTAAGGGCCAATAATGTCAAACGTCGGCGGATACCCTACAAGATCATTTAGCGAGTCACAAAAATTCTTCGTACTTGACCCATCTACCGGTACATCATCGCTCGTTCTTGGTGCAGACATTGTTGAATACATTACGCCAATAATTAACGGCGTGGCGGCTGAGACCACTAGGCTGTCTGCTGAGAGCACAGATTATGACATCGGTAATATAATCCAAACCTCCGGGGCGCTGGAAATTGGTGATAGTCTGGCTTCGGTGTACCTGGTGGTAGCGTCCGGGGATGGAGACTTCCCAATGATCAACGGTAATGAGCTGCTAGTGATTACCGGGGATGACTCGATCCGTGAGCAGCTTATCTCTGAAGTTGCAGGAGAGGGCGCGTCACTTGTGTC